ATTTCAGCTTCTACTTCTTTAACTTTTAATTCTTGCTTGGCAGCTTTGTGCTTTGCAAAATTCTTTACTGAATCACCTACTACTCCGAGTAGTGGTTTTGCTAGTAAATGCCACATACTAGAATATGCTGTTAAAAATTACTAAAATAATAATCACTCCAACTCCCATAAGGAATAGTTGTACTGATCTTTTTAATCCTGTCCAAAAATCTACAAATTTAGTCCACATATTAATCTCCTTTGATTATGTTTGCTAATGCCTGGCTTCTTCCTGGCACTTGTCTTGCTAATTTTGAATTAAGAAGTTCGGCTGCACACTCATCCCATGAGTTATCTTTTGCATAAGCTAAAGTTTTTTTAAACTTTGATAAACCTGTGACTCCAATCCAAAAAGCCAATTCAA